TCAGCCCATTTTTTATCACGACCTGGAATTTCCCAGTATGGAATAAACAGATTTACGAAACCATTACGCTTGTTATCAGCATCGTTCCAGAATTTCCAGAAGTGATTATAACCAAGCGGAGTTGAACTCAAAAGAATTTTTGTAGTTTCACCTGCAGAGATAGTAGGATAAACAGAAGCGAAAAACTGCTCAGCAACAGTATTAGGTATAATTGCCGCTTCGTCGACATATAACAAATTAACAGACTTACCACGGATACCTGAAGCAGATGTTGCAGCAGTAAAAACTTTAGATCCATTCTCAAGTTCAATATCTCCCTTATTCCATGATTTAACACCCTGTTGTAACCAGATTGGTAATCCCTCAAACATAACCTGATAACGAGCAAGAACTTCACGAGCAGCAGTAGCTTTGTTGGCTAGAATAGCCACATTCTTTGCGTCTTGAAAAATTGTATACCAAAGAATATAAGCAGCAGAGGTGGTAGTTTTACCTTGCTGACGACCTTCCATAAGAATAACTTTACGATTCTCATGAATGATTTTTAATTTGCGTTTTTGACACTCGTAGAGTTTAAATGGTTGCAGCCCTCTATCAAGTGTAACGATCTGACAGTATGTTTCAATAAAATAAATGTAATCAGTTTTACACTTAATATATTCTTGAATCTGTTCAGGTGTATAATTTACTTCTACACCAATCGCTTTTAAATTGGGATTTGCGTTATATATTTGTGCCATTAGAATGCATCATGCCAAGATTCGTCAATTGTTTTGGTAGTAAAATTACCAGTCGCTGTATACTTTGTTGTTGGTGTACTTGGTACATTAACAATAACATTGGTAATTGGACCATTGGTAGTTACTGGACCATAGAAATTAGATTTAATTGTAAAGTTAATTGTGTAAGTTACAAATCTACGCTCAGTAAAATCACCATCATAGTTATCTTCAATATTAATACTGTTCAAAATTATTGGAATATCCATTGTTACACCAAGTTCAGGAACAGCATTAATTGTTAGTGTAAATTCTGGTGTGAAGAAAGGAAGAATTTGTTCAACAATTTGAAATGCGTCTTCTTGTGTTTTGGTTAAAACATAAAGAGAGATGTCAATATTGTAAGGAACAGGACTATATGCTTGATTTATTGCTGTTGGAGAAACTCCAGTATTTGATGCCTGAACCTGATTCATACGATTTGTTTTACGAATCGGATCATATGACATGCTAGTGATTTCAAAAGACATCCTTGGTAATGTTGTATAAACATTGTGATCAAGAGTTGGATCTTGTTCAATACGAACTAACCACTTCTCTTTTGGAGCATATGCCAGTGGAACAGTAATTTCTTGACCAAGAGTTCCATCATTATTTTCTCTTTGCACACGAATGTTGCTAAACAAGCTACCGAATGAAACGATAACTTTACGAGTAAGTCCGTGATAGAATGGTGGAATATTTAACATTACTGAACACTACCGAAAGGATTATTTGAATTTACAATAAGAGAAGTTGCTTCAGCTTTGAAATCAATGTTCTCACCGAATGCTTGTGGTAAATCTGGATTTGGTTCAATAGAGCAAGTTGCTGTAGCAGCAGAACCAACATATGTTAATGTAGCACTACCATCAGCAAACGAATTGCCTGTAGTATTTGTTGGAGCAGTAGTTCCTGTAGTTCCACCTACTGTTACTGTATATAAATTTGCGCCAAAATATATCTGAGAATTGGTTGTTACTGGCGTAGAAGCTGCCCAACTTGTTCCAATTGTAATTGTTGGAGCAGAATCATATCCTGTGCCAACATCCAAAATATTTAGAGAAACTGATCCACCAGTAACAACAGCTTGTAGTTTTGCTGGCTGGAACGCTTGGGTTCCTCCACCACCTGTTAATGTAACTTTTGGAACCAAAGAAGGATTATATCCAGAACCAGCATTCGTCATAGTTACTTGAGTTACAGATCCAGTTGCGTTTACAGTATAATTTGTGTCGTAAGATTTTAATGATTCAAAGACATCGATATCTTTTAAACCAGTATCCAAATGCTCGGAAGCGTATTGGAAAAGTTCAACTTGTAAACGATAAACATAAAGTTTACCAAGTTGATAAAATGGATCTTGGTGTTTAACAAATTTAATTTCGAAAAGACCTTTGGTTAATGGAAAGTAAAGTAAGTCGCCTTCGTTTGGACGATTAGGAATAATTGTCTGACCAAATCTTCCAACAAGTTGTTCCCAACGGCGACGAGATACAGTCAGCGTTGCTGACTGTTCCATCATTAAACCAAATTTGTTAATAAACGCACCCTGACCCTCAAACCCAGCATTAGTTTCAAGATACATTTCAATTTGATATGCTTCTTTAAACTGCGATAGACGATCTTCGCCCAAGATCTGATCATGAGCTACAAGTGTTCTTGGGATATAATAAAAATCTTGTCCGTAAATTTGGATAGATTCTAAAATTATATCCTCGATAAGGTACTGCTCGTTTTGCGTACCCATTGAAAAATAAACATTTTGTGCCACAGATTATCCTAAGAACCAGTCGAGTGGTGCTGCTTTGTTTTGAATTTCGTCTTCTAATGCTCTTATCTCTTCAATTGCTTCGCGATATAGTGCTTTACCATCAAGAGATACTCCACCTGGAAGTTGTAGTCCACTAAATTTAGAAAGATTAGTCCCCCATTGACGCTTAATTAAAGCAGTAGTATAACGCTTCAGCCATGGTTCATTCCAAACTAATTTGAATTGATCAGGATCTAACGCACGATATGCTTCAACAACAATATACATACCAACATCAATTTTGTTAGCATTGTTCCAATCAACATCAATATTTAATTTATTTTGTAAACGATTGAAACGCCAGATTGGTTTACCATTAAGTAACAAATCTAATGTCGCTAAGTGCTGCATAACAGTTGAATAATAAATCAAAGATGTACTAGACAAGTCATACAAATCGTTTAAGCGTAATTGATATTGTAGATCGAAAATACTTCTTGAAGAAGATGTTCCTTGATATAGTGGTAGTACTCTTGTTACACCATATACCGCATCAGCGATAGGAATATATTTGTTTTCAATATCACCAAATGTTAGGTAAGTATTTGGATCCGATGAAACAGTTGCGCTAATAACATTACCATTTCTATCCTTAGAAGTAATTACTTCTCCTGGGATAAACGCTTTTGGTGCGCCTGATGGTGTAAATGGATCATTGTTGATATTAAATGTCTGAATAAAACGAGCAACTTGTAAATTGTTTGGTTTAACACCGAAATTAGCAGTGGCAGTAGCGCCAGTTCCAGTTGTGTCAGTAATAATTACTTCAGGATTAGCCAGATAACCATCTCCTGGATTTGTGATAATAATTGAAGTAATTACACCTGAAGAAACAGTGGCAATAGCAGTTGCTCCTTCACCACCACCTCCAGTAATTGTTACTGTTGGTTCAGAAGAATATCCAAATCCACCAGCAGTAAGTGTAACTGCAGTAGTAACATCAAGTTGTGGATAGATAACTGCTGAAATACCTGAAGTAGAACCAACAACAATATTACCTGGAACAAAAGAAGCAGCATTACCTGTAGTAATTACCAACTGAGATGCTGTAACTTTGTGCGAAAGATAGAATTTTTCAATACCATCATAGTGGTATAATCTAAAAATATCTAACGCTTCATCAATACGATCTTCCAGCTGGTCGTCGTCCACATTGACCTCTAGAACTGGTGCACCAAGATTGCGCAGACAGTATTGTTTAAAATCTTCTCTAGATGCTGGAATTGCCATATTAGTTTCCTAGTTTCGCTTTTAATTCATCGATTTGTTTTTGTTGTTCTTTAATTGCTTCAACCAACAATGGGATTAATCTTTCATACTGAATAGTCAAATAATTACTATCAATTGGAGCAGGAACAACAACTTGAGGTAATACTGCCTGAACTTGTTGAGCAGATAAACCAACCTCTTGTTTGTTTCCATCATATCCTAATGCTTGAGCAGTTTCGTTTGCTGTATAGTGGAAACCATCAAGAGAAAGAATTTTACCTAATGCGTTTTGAATATTCTCATTTCGAGTTTTTAAACGATCGTCAGAGTAGTAAGAAGTGATTGCGTTAGTGGCACGAATCTCACCTGCAGTTCCAGAAGCAGCAGTACCAACACCAAGAGAGCTGATTTGGGAACTACCAGAAATAGTTTCTGATGCGAAAGTAACAGCAGAAGTTGTAGCAACTGCTTGACCAATAGAGAAAGTAACAGCACCAGTAGAACCAGAAACTGAAACTCCAGTACCAGCAACAGCAGATGTAACACCAGTATTTGTTACTGTTACACCTCCAGTAGAACCAGAAACAGAAATACCAGTAGAAGCAGTTAAAGATGTAACTCCAGTATTTGTTATTGTAACAGTAGAACCAGTTGCTGAAGTGCTAATGCCAGTTCCACCAGAGAATGTAGCAGTACCACCTGTTGAAACAGAAGCAGAACCTGAACCAGATGCTAATGTAATAGTGGCAGCAGCCCACTGAACACCAGTTCCTGTTGATTGTAACAGATAACCAGAAGTTCCAGCAGATCCACCAGCAGTAACAGTTCCTGTTAATGTTATATTATTTGATGTAGCGCTATTGATTGTTGGGCTTGTTAAAGTTTTATTTGTTAGTGTTTGTGTAGCACCCAATGTTACAACAGTATCACTTGTTCCTGGGAATGCGAATGAAGTAGAATCTGTTCCAGTAAATGTTAAAGAATTACTTACAGTTAAAGTTTTCGCATTAGCAATTGACAGTGTTCCTGTTGAAGAACTAATTGTTAGACCATTAATTGATGTAGCAGTTGCTGCACCAAGAGTTGGGGTTACTAATGTAGGTGAAGAACTGAATACTAGATTGCCCGCACCAGTAGCTCCAGTAGAAGTAACACCTTCTAATTTAATATGTCCAGAAACAGTTGTAGTACCACCAGAAACACCAAGGTTTAAAGTAGTCGCTGCACCACCGATATTAAGTGTAGTAACTGTAGAGTTAAACACAGAAGCAGTAGTGCTAGTTGTTGCAATCGCTGGGGAAGAACCATTTAAGTTTAACGCAGTAGCATTAGACAATGTTACTGTTTGGTTAGCGATAGTAGCTGTACCAGTAGAAGCGCCCAATGATAGTGTAGTAGCTGCTCCAGCAAAGTTTACAGTTGTCGCAGTAGTATTAACCAAAGCAAACGAAGTGCTTGGAGTTGTAATACTTGTAGTAATTGCTGGACTTGTTGTCGATAAAGTTCCAGTAACAGTTAAGGCATTATTAACAGTTGTTGTTCCAGTAGAAGCACCTAAAGAAATTGTAGTAGCAGCGCCAAACGCATTAACAGTTGTTGCTGCTGTATTAAAGACATTCTGAGTAGTTCCAAGACCAACTAGAGTTGCTCCAGTTAATGTCATGTTACCTGAAGAATCAAAAGCTGCTAATTGATATCTAGAAACATTGGTATTATTATAAAGAGTAATACCATCTGCAGAACCAACAGAAATGCGACCATTACCTGTTACATAATCAAGTAATAGACCATCAGAGTATGATCCAGTATATGATCCACTAATTGATAAACCTTGAGTAACAACCTCACTAGTGTTAAGTGTTTGTTGATTTACTGTAGTTGTTGTGCCATTAACTGTTAAGTTACCAGTAACAACTAATGCATTATTAACAGTTGTTGTTCCAGAAGCAGAACCAATAGAAATATTAGTAGCAGCACCAAAAGCATTAACAGTTGTAGAAGTAGTATTCCACAAGTTTACTGTAGTTTGTGTTCCAACAACAGTTGGGTTGTTAATTGTTAATGTTCCGCTTGTCGCACCAAGAGCAATCGTAGCAGCAGAACCGAACGCATTAACAGTTGTCGCTGTTGTATTAAATACATTCTGAGTAGTGTTGGCGCCAACAACAGTTCCTGGATTTATTGTTAATGTCGCAGAAGTAGCATTACCCAATGTAATTGCAGTAGCAGCGCCAAATGCGTTTACTGTTGTTGCTACACTATTAAACAAGTTTTGAGTTGTTTGTGTTCCAACAACAGTTGGATTATTGATGGTTATTGTTCCAGTAGAAGCTCCTAGTGTAATTGCAGTAGCAGCTCCGAAAGCATTAACAGTAGTAGCAACAGTATTGAATAGGTTTTGAGTTGTTTGTGTTCCAACGATAGTTGGATTACCATGAGTAAATGTTCCGCTATTTGCTCCCATAGTAATAGCAGTCGCAGCACCAAACGCATTAACAGTAGTCGCTGTTGTATTTGCCAAAGTAAATGTAGTATTGGCAGTTGTTACAGTAGCAGCATTTAAATTTATTGTTCCATAAATTGGCTGGATTGCCGTCGCTAAAGTGAATACTAAGTTATTAGTAGGAGTTGTTCCACCCAAAGATGCACCAGCAATAGTAATTGTATCACCAACAGCATAACCTGATCCAACAGAACCAGAGTTATATGTAATTGTAGTATTACCTGTCTGAGTTACTGCAGTAACTGTACCAACAATCGGAGTTGTTCCGCCTGTTTGAGTATAAGTGATAGATGTTCCACTAACGATAGAAGCAA